ACTCTGCTAGTTTAGCTAACTCAAATTCATTGTAAAAGCACAAATGTTCCTTAATTTGAAATCTATCATAAAATGGCTGACTAAGACTACCACCACTAGTTGTAGCTCCAACAATAGTAAACATTGGAAGTTCAATATTTTCTGGCTTATCTTTATCTTCTTCATCCTTAACGGTAATGCTTAGAACAAAATCTTCCATAACGGGATAAAGAAATTCTTCTACAATTTTGGGCAACCTATGAATTTCATCAATAAATAGAACTGATCTAGGAGCAATGCCCATGATATATGGTAGAATATTTTTAATGCTACGAATACCAGCGCCATTGACGGTATACATATTAACATCCATCTCATTTGCTATGGCACTTGCTATGGTGGTCTTACCAAGTCCCGGCGGGCCGTCTATTAAAACATGAGGCATAACTCCCTGAGAGTCTTTGCACCCAGCCACCATAATTTGCAGTCTTGTTAGAACATCCTGCTGACCAATAATATCACTGAACTTCGACGGACGAATCACATTTGCCATTTTTTTCTCCAAATTTAGACAAAGAAAGCTTAACCAAATTTATACAATCTTTACTTTTACTCTCAGAGTAACATTCTCTTACCAAAGATTCTGATTCTTTTCTAGAAAATCCATAGGCACTCAAAGAAATACAACACCTATTTAATAGGTCTGGCTGTATCTCTTCTTTGTTATCTATTTGTTTCTTGGGTTTTCTTTTGAATTTTAGTTTTATTAATTCGATTGGTTTGATTTTTAGGATAGTATCACAATCACAAACAATAACAAACTTCTCATATTGAACTTGCTTTAGTCTTACCCAATGATCATTAAAACAATTAGGACAAACATACCTAAAAGTAATATCATAGTCAGTTGGCTTCAGGTTTTTGATTTGATTTTGTATCATCCTCTTCTTTCACCCAAAAGATAAAGTCATTTTGATCACTATCATAGGCACTATCAAGAACTCCCTTGTTAACCAAAGAGTTCAATATATTGCTAATCATTCTATTGTTCAGATCTTCTATGATGGATTGAAGAAGTTTATCTGTTAGACAATATCTGATTTCTTTTGTTTTCTTATTGACTTGTTTTCTTGCGTGATTTTTGATGATAATAGCAGATTCATCATGAGTTAGTGTCTCATTCATCTCTTCTGTTTCTTTTTTGCTCATCTCATAAAGAGATGCTGTCATCGCATCGTCTGCTATCTTATTTGCTTCTCCAAAAAACTTAAATACCAAAGATCTAGAATGCTCAACAAAATCATCAAAATCGTTAATAAAAAACCATTGATCGTTGTTCATGATATTAATGTGATGCCGTCCTCGTATTTTGGTATCTCAGTCCATTCCAGTTTAACAGAGAAGTTGGGCTTGTAAATGGTTATGGTTCTGTGTGTTTTGCTATCTTTTTCTACTACTCTTTCAGCTATGGCTCTGTCCTCATTAAGAACTTTGGCTATAGCAATATTAGTCTCTGACATTGTGTGAAATCTATTGTTATATTGACTTCTATTAAAAATTACCTCAAAATAAGTATTCATATTTATTTCTTTAATTCTGACTGACAGTTATTATGTTTATCTACAAAAGTTCTTTCAAAACCTAGTTCATCTAAAATTGGCATCTTATGAAATGTAATAGTAAATCTTACGTTTCCATTATCGTCAGTCATTTTTGTCCATTCTACTCTTTGTGCTTTACTCATATGAATCGCTAAATCATAAGCTACAAAAGGGGTTTCTGTTAACGAACCAAGAGCCATAGCTAAATACAAAAGTGTTGCTGGTAACATCCTTGCTCCTTAGTTTAAGATATCGAACATCCCTTTATAGTAATTTGGTTGTTGAAGGAAGTGAACGGCGTGTGATCTTAAATGGTTTTTATATTCGCTATGAAGTTTATCATGAACAAAGTATTGAGTTTTATATATTGGTTCTTTGTAATGATTGTTCCCCAAGTACAGGGAGTTTTTGAAGTTCCCTGACTTGGAGAAGTAATCATTCACAGGTAACGAACCCTTAGGAAAGCTTGGTCCAATATACCATACATTTGAAGGATATTCAACTATTTCATTCAGAGTATCATATAGCATTTTCCCCCAAGCGTCCCAAGCATCGGGATCAAACTTGAAGTATTTTTTATAATGACTCTCTGGAGTGTCCTGACTATCGTCATTGTCATCATAGTTGTCATCTTCATAATCTTCGTGCATATTTCACCCGATACAAAATTTGTCACTGATCTTAGACGCTAGTTCTTTGGCGGCATTGGATAGAAACCTGTTGTTGCTAAAGTAAAGCGGTGTTGAGACTTGATTAAGGAACTCCACGACCGTCTTTAAAAGCTTGGTCTGGGAACCGTCAAGATCTAAATCCTCGCCACCAGCGTCAACAGGAAGCGGCTCAAGAGCGTCTGTGTCATCCTCAGTCACGGGCAATACTGGAGTAGGATCACCATAAGCCTTATTGAACAGAGCGCCGCTACTAGTATAAACATACTTAGAATTGTTATACTTCTTGATATCGTCTGTGCTATTGGTATAGGTGTTAAGGTTTAAAGAGTTCATCTGGCTGGCAATGGTTGCAGCAACATTAACTGATACCGGAACTCCCGTAACGTCAGACCTCTTATAAGCCTTAGCATATTCTTTAAACCACTCGTCACTGGTTTTATTAGCAACAATATTAACAACAGCAGAAACACCATCAAGAGCTTGTTTAAGATGTTCAATATTTACTGGATTACCCGTTGATCCTGACAGAATACTGGTAAAGTAAGACTGCTTACCCTCCCAACCTTTTCTCCACCAAGTATACGGGATACGATAAATCTGATTAATCTTGATAGCTCGGGCATCACCCTCAAAATAGTTTACCAATTTCTTTTGAATTCCATTCCAATAAGTCTTATGAGGACTATTGGCATTATGATCCAAAATCCAGTAACACTGATAGCCATTACGAGTATCGACAACCCAGCTTGGCTTTACAGGAAAGCTATTAATCTTCTTGAGGAACTCCCGCTTCTTCTGCATCACAATACTAGGCTTAAAATAACTACCGTTATCATCTCGTCCAGCATCCATATCAACGAAACAAGCACGAACCCTGCTAATGGCATACTGTTTACGTCCACCATTAACATAGAAGTAAGCATCAGCACCTTGACTATCATTTGCAATAGCAACGGTAGTAAGATGATCTGTATGATTCATACTACTGATCTTCTTACGAGGATCTCCGTTGTAACAGAAAATCTGCTGACCACCAAAAGAATCAAAGAACTTATTTCGCAAAACAATCTGATCTTTTGTTCCAATGGCACTATGAGTCTTATCGAACGGATTAAAAGCCAAAGTATCGCTAAACATTTGTTATTCCTTTTTCCAACTTCCTACCTACATTTTTGATATTGGGACAGTAAACACTACCATCAAAAGCAATATCTTAAAAGATGGTAACGGAATCGAACCGTTATTGTATGATAGTAAAAACTATATAGGTACTATCTTACAAGTTCCAAACACCACCTTGACTATCAAGAATCAATACTGATCATCCTCATCGTCATAATCTTCATCCTCATCCTCGTCATCATCTTCATCTTCGTTATCAAACTGATCCCAATAGCTTTCATCATAATCATTTAGATAATCGTCCTCATCATCCTCGTAATCGTCCTGACTAAAATCAGCCTTATAAAGAGGCTTGAGCAATTCGCCCTCATACTCACCAACTACTTCGTAGCGGCAAGTGCGGAGCTTTTCATAGTTGCAATCACTAGGAACACTCACAACATCCTTGGGATTAATCTTGACAATCACGATGCGGTCGCCAGCCTCAAGACTACCATAACCAGCAACATAATTCAATGCTCCAGCATGAAGTCCATTAGAACAACCACGACCACGATCATCATCTACCTTTGCTCTTTGCATTTGGCAGACCTGACCAACCCTATTGTCGAAAACTCCTCTGTACTTATCCTTAAAGTCTGAACGAACAGCCTTATAAGCGAGGAAGAAACCATCCTCAGTGATAGGCAGATGCTCATGCTCCAAGAAATCATACAGTTCCTTCTGACTCTGCATACTTGGATTTTCCATGAGATTATTCAGAAAATTAACAAGGGGCTGGAACGGCAATCCCTTGCTCATAAACTCCAGAATACGCTTACTGATACTACCATGAACTTCTTCACCCTCATAAAGAACCTGTCCATTCTTGATCTCCACAAGACCATCGCTAAAAGCAGCAACAGCCTTTTGAACATCAACAACTTCCAACAGTTCCTCTGCCGTAGCAGAAGGAAGTCTTTCCAGAATCAACTTATAGTTGATATGATCTGGCAACACCTGATAACTCTGATTATTAAGAACCAGCGTCAAATTACCATCAACAAACATAAACGGAACAGCCATAATCCAAACTCCTAGTTTTTAGTTACGATACCTGTGATACTGTCATTTTACACTAATCGGCAAGCTTGTCAAGGGGTCTTGAGAAATTTCTGACTACTTGATCAAACTACTCAACTGAATCTTAAATAGGTCAATATTTTCCTGGCTCATCTGCTCGACCCAATCCCTACTCTGCTTTCCATAGTATGAGCGATCTTCAATGATAGGATTCTGATTAGACTTAAGATCTACCAGATTGCCTGTTACTTGATGATTTCCCATAATGACCTTGAGCATAGGATTCTTGTCTACCTCAGTCTTAATCTTTTCTCTAATCTCAGAGATTTTCCATGTTTTAATATCTTGAGTAGAAGTTCCACGAATAATTTTGAGATAGCTCTCTACCTCATCTTCTTGACCACTATACAAGTAGCCAGAAATCATTCTTGTCAAGGTATTATAAGCCAAGTTAGCATTACGAATCTCTTTACCGTCAACATCTTCGATCCCAGCCTCTTTCATAAGTTTAGAGATATGGGAAAGATATTCTGTTTGACTGAACCGAGCAATATTAAAAGGACTAAGATGAACAGTATTAGCAAAGAACTCTGTGAGGATAGTTTTATTCAAGCAATCTACAAGAGTCTTGTTATTAATAAACTTGTCATAATCTAGACCAAAAATATTCAGAATATGAAACATAAACTGCTTATCTGTTGTTCCGTGCTGATAATATCTGTATCCACCACCACTCTTCTCTTCTGTTGCATAATCCTTCTTGCAATATTCAACAAGCTTGTTGATAGAGCCAAGATTCTTAAAGTGCTTTTGTGTTACAATTTTGAGTTGACGCTTCAAAAAATCATTGAAGCTAACAAGATTATAGCCATCCTTCTCAAGCTTTTTAATGAAAGCTGTTTTGATAGCATAAATCTTACTATTACCAACCAAGTCCTTGACTATGCTCTTCAAAGTATCTTCTTGGAGAGTTTTAGTAATGCTACCGATCTCTGGACAACCAGACTCAGACTCAGTTCCATATCTCAGCATGGGAACATAAACAATCTCATCTTGTTCCAGAAAATTCTCTAGCTGTTCTTCTGAAAGAATTCTCAGATGCGTAGCATCATTGTAAGGATTTGTAATCTGCTTACTGTCCTTGTCATAACCGTGAATAAAGAATACATCTTGGTCACTAACACTACCATTAGAATTTCTATTATAAGACTTTCTTGGGCCAGAACTTTGTGTCAGATGCTTATAGTCTGAAACCTTGAGCAGATTTTCAGCCCCTACATCTTCGATCAGTTGATCAAAACCCTCATTGCTTTTTGTATGATCCTTAGTGTCGATCATCAGATAAGCAAAGCAATCGTTCGCATTACAAAACCTTGTAAGAATCTTCTTGGCAGTTTCTTCACCCTTAACATCACACACAAAGAAACTCATCTTACCCTTCTTCTTCTGGTTATTCCAATAATAGGAACCCTTACCAGTAAGAGTTTCATGATGGATTCTGTCTGTCAGAGCAACTTGGCGGCGAGAACGATAGCCAGCAGTCTTATAATTAAAAACGTACAGACTCTTGCCAGCCGGAATTTTATATTCCAGATCGTTGCCAGAGTTGATGGGATGATCTTTACCCTTGGGATCAGTCCAAGTAGCACCAACACCCCAGCCGCCAGCCAATTCATTCATAGTATAGTATGAAGTAATTGCCTCTACCTTATTCTGGGCAGACTTAATTTTCTTGGAGAATTCTTCCTTCATCTCCATATAGATTTCTTGAGTCTTTTTACGCAGAGTCTTGATAACATCCTTGGTATACTGCAAACCTTCACGGGAAACGTCCATTTCCAATTGTCCGATACCAAAATCAAGCTCAAGATACAGACCGGAGTTAAGAATCTCTCCCACAAAGCTCTTCCAAGAATCAATATCTGCTTTCTGAAAAGCCCTATTCCACTTCTGAATATGATCGGGCATCTCATCCTTCTCTTGCCCAACAATCTGTGCGGTCTGAACAGGGTACGCAATATTACCCATGATAGCTACGATACCACTATCAATTCGATGATAACCATTAGGGAAATAACTATTATCATTATTGAGCCTGCAAACCCTCCAACCTTCACCACTAATGATGATATTGGTGTTGCTATACTTATGATCTTGAAGATTATTTCCGATACCACCTTCAATAATGGGTTTCATGCGAAAATAGTGGAAGATTCTCTTAGCCTTGTCGGTAAACTCTTGAAAGTCATGCTGCTTAACAGCGAAACTAATCTCAAGACCATTAGGCTCAGACGTATCTGAAGTATTGAAAAGATTCAGAGTAGGAACACCACTCTCATCAATCGCAGCAATATAGGTATACTTCTTACCATTATAGTATGATGCAGTAGTAAAACTCTTTGTATAGGCAAATGGACTCTTAGACCCTAGACCAAGACAACCAACAAAATCATTACTATCGTTCTTGTTAGATGCACCATAAGTTGTATACAAGTCCTCCATATCGGCCTGACTAAGACCAGTACCATAATCTCTCACCACAAAAGTGGGATTAGCAGCAGTGGGCAAAGTCACCTTAAAGGGGTTCTTATTCCCGGCAGAGATATGACTATCATAAGCATTAGTAGAAAGCTCACGAATCGCAGCCATAACCTTATCAGAGTAAAGAGAGTCTGAAAGGATTTTAAACATTTTGCTCGTCTGAGCAATGTTAAACTGATTCCTGCTTGTAACACCAACACTATGCGTCTCAATCGTCCTATCTGCCAACTTCATCTTATTTCTCCAAAAGTGTTATCGTTCCTGTGATGGCCCAAGTATATCATCGGCAAACCGTCTTGTCAAGCTCCAGTTTTCTTTTCTTGTCTGTCGGCTATTATTTTAAAGCCTATAGCTATGTCTATCAGACCCAAAACTTTTAAAAAGACCACAGGCAACGTGAATGTCATTCCTCCAACAAATATGCAGAGAAGTCCCATAATCCAGACAACAAGCTTTGGCATCCAAGAGAATAATGATAAGAGGTAACTTAATGGCCCGATAATTAGCACAGATAAAAAAATAATTGTTACTAGTAGAGCTAAACTAGCCATTAGTATTGATCTTCTTCATTATCTTCTGGCTCATAATCTTCCTTTTGGTCATAAGGAGTCCAATCTTCATTCTCTTCTTCGTCGTCAATATCTGAGTCATCCATATCATCCATATCAGAAATTAGAATAGTGAATGTATTTAAAAGATCTATAGCTTGTTCGATTTTATTTTCTAAGACCTTCATCTTATTTTCGATATTTTTAATACCCTTTTTTACTTCAAGAATATCTTTAGTTAAATGGGTATCCATATTATGAATTTCCTTATTGCTTTTCATTACCTCTCTGATTACATCATCAATATTTTTAGACATTTTGGCCTCTTTATTTTAGGCGTTTGTATTCTTTAATATCACCATTCTCAAGCATCTTCTTATCTTCATAACCTTCTGCCACTCGACGATAATATTCTTGCTTGATATTTTCTAATACACCAGTAATCACAGCAATCTTAGGGTATGAAACATCCCCCATAACACCCCCTAAAATACGACTAAAAGCATAATTAATGTCTCCACAAATATCAAGTAATTCTTGATTCGATATTCCTCTATTCTGAGGATTAGACCAAGGATTTTTAATATTGTCATTTGGAACATTGTTTTTCAGACAATTTACCATAACATCTATACAATCATCCAAACCTTTTCTATGATCTTCTTTAATATATGGCATTTTAAATTCCTTCACACTTACATTTATATCTTAAACAATATGAACACTTTGGGCCAGGATCAGAGTTCCCAAAATAATTAGCATAACCATCCCAAGTCTCCTTGCCCGTATCAATACAAACCAATTTCTTTTTTCCTTCTCTTATAATATAGCCAATATTTAACGAATGGCAGTCCCAAAATTTTAACTTTGTTTTATCGTAAATAGCATCGACCAGCCTTTGTATTTTCCATGATTGTATATTTACATTAGTGGATTTAGCCAATTCAGTAATATATCCCCACCCACTTATTTGATTAGTAAAAAGTGGCTCGTAACCCATCTTGCATAATTCAGAACATACTTTGGGAGCAAGATCATGCTTGCTTAACTTAATCTGAATTTTTCTGGCATATTCTGCCCTAGACTTGGAGATAAATTCTTTAAAGCCTAAAAACGGTTGGTTAGATATTTTGTATAGAGTACAATAACCACCATCTTCATGATAGTAGTCTGATAGATCAATCTTATATTTAGAATTTACCATATCAATAAGAGATAATGTCTGGAATTTCGCCAGTAAGATTGTAGAGAAATTCTTTGGCCTTGTCTAGAGTATAAAATTCACCAAGAAAAATAGACTTGTATTCAGCATCGTGGGAGTATCTTTCTCCATAGATTTGATAATAAGGCTCATCAAGACCTTCTTCTTCTGAATCTAGAAAGTGTTCAGCACTCCTAATCTCATCTATATAAGACCCACCCTCATAGTCGCTGAACTCTCGCACAGTAACCAATAAGAAATATTCTATGGGTGATTTAGGATTATTATTCTTAACCCTACCATTACACAAACTATTGCTCATGATTTTTCCTATTAAGACTCAAGGGAATTTTTTAAAGCTTGCATCTGTTGAGATATTTTTAGATACTCATTAGTTTGCTGAACAGCAAATTCATTAGCTCTATAAACTTCTGCTGCCCATTCTTTATTCTTATCTCTTAGTTTTTTAAGTTCGTC